GAACAATCCACTAACAAACGCACTAAAGAGCTACGCAGCAGAAGCAGAGAAAGAAGCTGAAGACATGGTGACAGCACCGCGTCATTACAACACAGGCAACATAGAGTGTATTGATGCAATAGAGGAGTCCATGTCCAGTATTGCATTCAAAGGTTATCTCAAAGGCAACTGCATGAAGTACCTGTGGCGCTATGACTACAAAGGCAAGCAGGTAGAAGACTTAAAGAAAGCTGGTTGGTACTTAAACAAATTGACAGAGATGGTTATAGAGGAGAATAAATAATGGATCAGTACCAACAGTTTATACACAAGAGTCGCTACGCACGTTGGATGCCAGAAGAGAAACGTCGTGAACGCTGGGACGAAACAGTTAACCGCTATGTAAACTTCTGGGTTGATCGTGGTCAGCTAGACGACAAGACAGCACTAAAGCTTTTTAACGCTATCCACAACTTAGATGTTATGCCTTCTGGGTTGATCGTGGGCAGCTAGACGACAAGACAGCACTAAAGCTTTTTAACGCTATCCACAACTTAGACGTTATGCCGTCTATGCGCTGTATGATGACAGCGGGGCCAGCACTGGCTAAGGACAACGTAGCAGGCTTCAATTGTAGTTATTTACATATTGACTCACCGCGTAGCTTTGACGAGCTTATGTACGTTCTTATGTGTGGAACAGGCGTAGGCTTCAGCGTAGAGCGTAACTTCATTAACAAGCTCCCTGTAGTGGCTGAGACATTCCACCCAACGGACAGCGTCATTGTAGTAAGCGACAGCAAGATTGGCTGGGCTTCAGCGTTCCGTGAACTAATCAGCCTGTTGTATGCTGGTAAAATCCCTAAGTGGGACATGCACAAGATTAGACCTGCTGGCGCTCGACTGAAGACTTTTGGCGGACGTGCAAGCGGCCCTGATCCGTTGATTGATCTGTTCAATTTCTGTGTTGGTATGTTCCAGAAGGCCGCAGGACGTAAGCTCACGAGCATCGAGTGTCATGACATCTGCTGTAAAATAGCAGACATTGTAGTGGTAGGTGGTGTACGTAGATCAGCATTGATTAGCTTGTCTAACTTGTCAGACCCGCGTATGGCGAAAGCTAAATATGGCAACTGGTGGGACACAGAAGGGCAGCGTAGACTTGCTAACAACTCTGTAGCCTACACAGAGAAGCCAGACTTTGAATCGTTCTTGTCAGAGATGCAGAGCATGTACGAAAGCAAAGCAGGTGAGCGTGGTATCTTCAGCCGCATAGCAGCTAAGAACATTGCAGCCCGTAATGGACGTAGAGACGCTGACCAAGACTTTGGCACTAACCCTTGCTCTGAGATCATCCTGCGCTCTAACCAGTTCTGTAACCTCTCAGAGATCGTTGTACGCGCAGAAGACACGCTGGACACACTGAAGGCTAAGGCAGAAGTAGCAGCGATCATAGGCACGTTACAGGCTACTCTGACAGACTTCCGTTATCTGCGTAGCTGCTGGAAGAAGAACACAGAAGAAGAAGCTCTGCTGGGCGTTAGCATGACAGGTATTATGGATCATTATCTATTAGGTAAAAGCTCTCCAGACTTGTCTAAGTGGTTGGAGGAGATACGAGATGTGGCTGTGGCAACTAACAAGAAGTGGGCTGTTAAACTTGGCATCAATCAGTCTGCTGCTATTACATGCGTTAAGCCAAGCGGTACTGTTTCTCAGCTTGTCGATTCTGCTTCTGGCATTCACCCTCGCTTTTCTGAGCATTACATTCGCAGGGTTCGTTCAGACAAGAAAGACCCACTTGCAGCGTTTATGTCAGCAAAAGGTTTCCCAGTAGAACAAGATGTAATGAGCGAAGCGTCTCTAGTGTTTGGCTTCCCTGTTAAAGCACCGAAGGGCGGTACAACAGTTAAGCAAGTAGGCGCTATGCAGCAGCTACAGCTATGGAAAGACTATCAGAACTTCTGGTGTGAACATAAGCCAAGTATTACTGTGTACTATACGGACAGCGAGTTCTTGCAAGTAGCACAGTGGATATGGGAGAACTTTGACATCTGTAGTGGTATTAGTTTGTTGCCAGTGAGTGATCATATTTATCAGCAAGCTCCGTATGAAGACATCACTGCTGAGCAGTACAAGGAACTACTAGCGGCTATGCCTGTAGATATTGACTGGGAAGACCTGAAGTACTTTGAAGAAGAAGACAACACCACAGGGTCTCAAGAGTTGGCGTGTGTAGGAGGAGCTTGTGAAATCTAATGAAGCAAATATCTTATCTTTTAAAATACTGGTAACCGCTAAGGGTGAGCTAGTCACTGAGCTTAGCGGCATACCAGAAGATCAATTGCACAAAGTCTTCAAGGACGAAGACCTAGTGTTGCTCCGGAAGATTATCAGAGAAGCAAGACCTAAATTAGAAGAACTACATTCAGATTTAGAATCTGAGCTTAGCGCTTTCTTTGGGTTTTCGGTTTAGATTTTCCTGCTTTTGAAAGAGCAATAGCCACAACAACAAGCTGTGGCTTTCCTTCTTTCTTTAAAACTTTAATATTTTTTGATACTGTAGCACTTGAAGAACCTTTCTTTAGCGGCATCACCACTTCTCCTTGTCAGCCCAATAAGCTGCTGACATCTTACCTTTAGCAATGTTAGAAGCATGACGAGCTTTGAAGCTTGCGCGTTTCTTTTTCATTGCTTCCGATTCTCCGGCTTTTGGCTTACCTGCTGTGCTGGCTCCTTGTTCTCCGAAACGTATTGTTTTGACTTGATCTCCGACCTTTGCCACAACAACATGGCTTTTCTTCGGGTGGCTTGGCGTACGTTTCGGTTGATTATAGCCGCTTACTCCTGCTCTAGTTAGTCTTGTGTCTTTAGCCATTATTTGTTCCTGTGTGCTTTTGTTTTGGCAGCAACCTTCTTTGGCTGCGCACTGTGCTGTTTTCCTTTTGCTGTGTCTTCCCTTTTCTTTTTTGTTGTGGCTGCGTACTCAGAAGTACTCAAAGCTTCTCTAGCCTTCTTAGGCAGATAACGCTCACCTGTTGCTTTAGTTCCTTGAGTACTTGGCTTGCCTGACTTCGTGCCCCACTCTTCTTTAGTCCAGTTCTTTAAAGACTTTTGAGATTTTGCAAGTGCCATTACTTGTACCCTCCTCCTTTATCTTTGTATTCTTTGGCTAACATTTGAGCTTTTCGCGCTGACCACTGATTAGCTTTGCCACCTTTCGTACTAGATTTAATTTTTTCAAATAAGTTTTTACGCATAGTAGGCTTGGTGTAGTTGCCTGCTTCGTTTACTGTTGATTTCTTTTTAGCTGTTGGCATATTATATTCCTAGTTAAAGTCCTGAAGAAGACTACTTCCGCATTTCCATAATCTTGCTTGCGCCCCTAATACCAAAACTAGAACTAATAGCTATGAACAATAAATACTGATACCATTCAGGCAACTTCTCCAAAGCTGTAAAGCCTTCAGCAACTCTAGCAATGATTGTTACATCATTAGCAGCAATAGCGTAGCCAACCATAAACACTGGGATAGCTAAGACGATTGTCCAGAACTCATCTTTCCAAGAGTCGCTGGACGCATCATAGATTCCCAGTCAGCATCGTTCTGTATAACTGACATTTTAGCTTGGTGCTTAGCTTGTTTTTCTTCTGCTTTATTACTGAGGTAGTTTTTTGCTAAGCCTGCGACAGGGCCAATTATTGCAGTTAGTATACTCATTGTATTACTCCTCAGTAGCACCACATTACAGGAGCTTTGTCAGCTCCGACAATCCTGCTATCCACATGGATAAAAGTACCAGCGATTCCAATACCATTAAATCCCAGTTTGATAGCTTCCTCCACAATTTTGTATCTTTCATTTCCGTTACGTGCTCTAATGTCTGCTGCAATACCTTGGGCATGTGTTCCTGCTTTCTCCTTTCTTTTTTCAATGGAGTGGTCTTTAGATCTAAAGCCACTAGTTATAATGAACGGGAACCCACACGCCTCTCGCAGTTGATCAAGTTTGTGAATGAACTCCACGTCCATTTCGTTGTCGCCAGTTTCTTGGCAATCAAAGTCTTCAAGTTTAAAATATTTAAATTCAGTCATGGTTACAATTACTCCTTAATGCTTTTGATACTTT